ATATGTTAAACGTTTAGAGATAGAAAAAACCTTGTCGCTAAATATAAGGTTATTCGCAATGTCTTCTACAATAAAAGCGCCAGAATTGCTACTACCAGCCTGGAACATTTCTTGTATAGACAAATCTTTATTTTGCAAACTCATTTTTTACTTTTCCATTATTTCAGGTTTTTTAATTTCTTTTTTTTCTTTGATATCATTTTTTTTAATATCTTCGTTGCTACTTTTCTTTGCATCGACTTTTTCAAAAAAAGGATTTTTTTCAAGAAACTCTATTTCTTTTTCGTCTTCAACATGTATAAAGCCATCCTGGCATTTTCTCTTTTGTCCTGCAAACGTGTATGTTGCTTTTTTAGATATTTTATTTTTAAATTTCATTTCTACCTCTATGAATTACCCCCGTTATACGGGGGTTTTATATTATAGGTCTAAACCTGTGATCAATCCATGTGCTGTCTGTCCGTCTTTAACTGTCATTGTCAATTCTGTCAAGATCCGTCTTTGCACTCCGTCATAACCTTTTGGGGTTGCGTCTTCGTCTTTTAGTTGTCTCAAATAATTCAACTCAATCTTGTTCATGTTTAGAATTGCAATTTGATCTTTCGGAAAATTCGGATCAACTACAACATCCGTAATAAACGAACCGTTCACAGTTGGCAAATCACCTTGAAACTTATTAACCGCATAACCGGCAGTTTGAAAACCTGAATCATTTTTGTAAATGATCGGTTCGTTCGCTGCTTTTAAGAATGCAGAAACTTTCCGAGCTTGGTTTGTGTTCATCAGCATCGCTAAACGTGGTGCATAACCGCCTGCTACATAAACGTCCTCTAACACATTGTTGATGATAGTAGAACTAATCGCGCCGCCTGTCGTATCCACAATGCCGCCTTCCATATATTGCAAAATTCCGCCCATTGTTCCGTTCTCAGATGCGGACCTTGCAACACGCCTGCCGAAGATAGCTGCATTGTTTAACCTATATGCTAATTGCTGCATGCGTACTCCCATCTGATAGTTTATAATGTTGTCAATTCCGTACATTCCCATTTCCATCGTTGTTCCAGGAATGCTTATAGTGTCATCGAAGATCTCAACATAGTTGTAATTCGTATCAGGCTCTTGTCCAGCTGTCGGACTTGCGTTAGTGCCTGAATTTTTCGGGCTTGAAATTAAAAACAATATGTCGCCTACAACTAACAGTACGCCAGTTGACCCGCCGTAATCCCTAACAACTGTTAGATCTGTTGCACTGTCTACAGACGCAACTTTCATAATTTCAGTAACACTTGCACCAGTTGGTTTTCTTACCCCTATAATACTTCCGGCAATTAAGCCTGCTGTACTTGCAACGTTAACTCCAGTACCGTCACCATCTGTGTCAAACGACGTTATTGCACTTGAAAAAGGTGTAACTTCATCTTCTAACCATTCGTGTTTTGTGTTAATTGGTGTCATTCCGTTTGGGTTTATCAAACTTAGAAAGGTCGGAGAACTTTGTATCATTTGTTGAAAAGCCTGGTCAACGCTTCTTATTTTATTAGCATATTCATAACTAAAATTATTTTCTGTAATACTACTCATTTTTTAATCCTCATTTTTCGTAATATGGTGTATTCGCTAGCGTGTCCTGCCAGTTTCCTTTCAACTCGATTTTTTCGTTAGTTGTTTGTACTTTTGAACGGCCGGGCGTATGCTGGCTTTGTTTTAATCGCTCAGATATTGTTTTTTCAACAATTTCTTTAATAGCGGTGTCTTGTTTTTCTTTAAAATTTTTAAATGGATTGATAATATTTTTTTCCAGATTTTCTATTGTCTCTGTCTGGTTTTGCCCAACATAACGATCTATGTTATAAAGTTCGCTTATGGTTTGCGCATCGCCTGGCAATGCTGTTTTTATATAATTTAACCCAACTTCTTTTTGTTCTTTTTTATTCAAAGTTGCTAACAAATCGTTATTTGCTTTTTCAAGATTGTTTAATCTTTCTTGCTCGGGAGTAATTTCCGGGTTAAGCTCTTTTGTAACTTTTGCCCTTTCATCCGCCCTCGCTTTTTCTTCTGCTTCTTTAACTGCAATATCAAGATGATTAGCTTTAAATTTTTCAACTCCTTTGCTTACAGCGCTATCATATGCGCTATTAAGCAAAGAATTATTTTTAATAAATTCTAACGCTTGATCTTTGTTCTCGATTTTTGCAATCGGATTTAAATTATTTAAAAAATCTGTTACCTCGGCTCTGTTCTCTTCCGGCAGTTGCTGGATAATATCGTTTATTTCCATTTTTTGCTCCTGTTCCCCGCGAGTTCTTGCCCCGCAAGTGTAGTATTTTATTTATATTAAATATAAACACTAATACAAATTTAGTCAAGTAGATATTACCATATTGTGTAATTTTTACACAGTTGTTTGATTTTGTTGGCGTTTTAGGCTGGTTTTAAACTTTCTGAAGTCGCTTATGCTTATTCTTTTCTTGTATTTATCATCTATTTTTTTCGATTTTCCAGTTGGGGTAATTCCAAACGGTCTAAACTGCGCATAACATCTACAATTTATCGCCTGGCTTGCACTCAACCCGGGCATGCGTGGCCCTTTTGCCCGATCTCCGTTCGGCAATGTAAAGTATCCGTCTTTGTCTGCTTTTTTTTGATCCATTGTCACATGATCCGGGCGCGTTCGACTATCAAGTGTAGCATTCCAGACTTTTTCGCCTTCGAGCCCTGATGCGATAGACTGTTCAATTGCTTTGTCATTGCTAATTGAATGTGCTCGGAGTAACTCAGTTCTTGCTATTCTTGTAGCATTGCTTAAACTCAATTTCAAACTTTTGCGCATATCCTGCAATCTTTTTGCAAGTTCTTTTGTTGAAATGCCCTCGATTGTTGCGGTTGCTATATTTTCACGTAATAAGTTTTGCAGCTTAAGCCGTTGTTTTAACATTCTGCCGCGAAAAGTTTCACCGCCAACCAGTTCATCAAGACTAGCAGCGGCTAACTCAGTGTTAAGCACTTGAAATTCTAACGAATAACCGAAACGTTGTGTTGCTGCAAATTCCAAGTTGTATGCAGTGCTGTAATAAACATTATCGTAATTTGTCAAATATCCTGATCGTATAACACTGTCTACACGCTTGTTTAATTTTTCTATCTGGTTCGCAACTTGAGCTTGTAGAATTTCTGTCTGTGCTAATTTATCAAGACTTTTCACTCGCCCTGATATTATTTTTTCTATCTGGCTGTTTATCAGTTTCATTAAGTTGTCATTTGCTTTTTTATATATCTTGAGTAGCTTTTTATTTGTCTCCTCTACTTCCTTCAACGATGCGTTATATGTTTGTTTTTCAAGATTATTATATGTCTTTTTCGCCATCTTCGTCATCTTCGTCCAGTCGAGGTTCTTCTATTTTTGTTTGTAACTCTAAATTTCTTTCAAATGCCTGGTCCTGTTCTTCTGTTATGCGCTTAAGCTCCTCTTCTACGCTATCAACCAGGTCCCCGCCAAACATTTTTATTAAAGTTTGTTTGCTTAATTTGCCCCACAATTTTTCTATTATTTCCGCTGATTCTGTTTTGTCAAACGGCAAATTACGTTTCATTGTGATGTTAACGGGGTATGACTGAAATCCGGCGGTTTTGACTTCTGCTATATTGTTGATTAACGTTATACGTTGTTGTAATCCTGCTTGAAAATTAGCTTCAACAACGCTTGCTTGCGTCTCCATACCCAGGAGTTTATAGGCTAACGAAATTCCGCTTGCTGCGTTTGCGAAATCTTCAGAATCAAAATTTACTACGCTTAGCATCTGATAAATTAAACGCTCTAAATTTTTGGCGCTAAACTCAAGAAAGCTTGTATCTATATTCTTTATAATATATTTAACTAAACCGTCGATGCTTTTTCCTTCTCCCGGCTGAAGCTCTATAATTTTTGTGCGCTTCATTTTATCTAACGCAGTTTCGCCGTTTTCGTCTTCTCGCACGTCGTCTATCTTATCTGCAAGCGCTAAATAAGCATTAGCTAACTTTTCAATCTCATTAGCTACATCATAGGAATACAACTTATCAAGACTATCGTTGATCGGCTTAACGTGATCAATAAAGTTGCTTTTGTCTAACGAGATGTTATATTCAACAAGAGGGGGCACGCCGTAAAAATGTTCCACTTCGCCTAAAAAAGTATATTCTCCGCTTATTACGCCTGTGCTGCGCATGCCTGCGACACCTTCTACTTTCCATGATTGGATCACATCAGGGTAATAAACATCCGCATAATATATTATTTTCTCTGTTCCTTTTGCGTCGAGTTCTACGACTGTCCAATACCGTATAAAATATAATAATTCTGGTTTTATATTTGCACTGTATATAGTAATTATTTCTTTCGGGTCGACAAACTTGAACTGTGGCAATTCTCCGTCAACGTAATAATGTATTTCAAATGCTCTCCCATTTGTCAAACTTTCTTCAAGAGCTCTGTTTGTCTCTAAAGATTCGTAATTTTCCTTAAAAACTTTTGTCAAGTATTCCGCGTATGCTTCTTCCGTCGTGTATATAACGTTACCCGGTTTTGCCAGGTATCCGGACATTGTTTTTATCGCTTTTCGCGGTATTGGTATAGACAACCTGTTGTCGGGATCATCTTTAGCCGGCGCTTTGTTTATCTCCGGGTGTGTTCCACTCACGTATAACTGATTGTTTAAGTATTGTGGCTTTAAAACTTTGTCGGCTTTGTTAACGAGCCATGCGACTTGCTGGCCGTTTAACTTTCCGTCATCTGCTGTTTTAATTTCTATGCTAAATTGTCCGTTTTGGATTAAATTTTCATTCTGTGACATTTTTTCCCTCTGTCTTTTCGTCATAAGTTATATTGTGAAAACTCATTATCTCTTTTTCTGTCATCGTTAGAACCCCATCGATCTTGCTGTTTTATTATTATGCTTTCTTACAATATTCAATTTCTCTGTCGCATATCGTAAAGAATCTATTAAATGATTATGTTTGTCAACTATTATGTTTAGAATTTCACCAGTTTTTTGATCAACTTTATATTTATAATTTTTAAATTCATATATTGTGTGCTTGCAACGTGGGTGTATATATATACGCTTGAAAGATCTAAGAAACTTTATACCCGCCTCTACGCTGCCTGGACCTTTTTTTGCGTCTACAAGATTATACCCCCTGTCGTTCAAATAACGTCTAAACTTTTGCATCGTGTTGTCGCAAGTTATTTTCCATTGCTTGCTGCCTGGCATCGAGTTGTAAAATTGCTGGTAATCTTCTATATTCATTACATGCGCATATGATTCATTACATATATACAAACTGCCATCGTCCACATAACATTTAATTATCGCGTCCGGGTCTCCTGTTCCGGTATTACCCCAGTCAGATCCGAGATAAAAAATAGCATCTTTCGGAATATCGAAGTCTTTGACTTCCCATTTGCCGCGCATAATCTGTGCAGCCGTTACTTTCTTACATTCACCTAACCAGATGTTAGGAAAATCATCTGGATTGTACTTTTTATCATATTCCATTTCTGTTCTTAATGTATCAGGGAAAAAAGGATTGTCATAGTAATTTATAAAAACGGAAAGAATGTCATCTGGGGGATTTTTTATAAATCTTTGGTAAGTTGGGTCTTCCTCTTCATCCGGGTTAAAATCAATCCAAAATTGTGAACCTGGTTTCCGGATTGTCGGTATTAGTTTTTCCCATGCTTCTTTACTGACGTCCTGTGCTTCTGCTATCCAGCATCTGTCTGCACCTTCGAGCGATTTTAAATTGTTTAAATTTCGCGCTAACCCTTTGAAAATAAACTCAGACCCATTATCGCACGTTATACGGTTATCTTGTATCTGATAATATTGATTTAGATTAAATTCCTTTATGCTCCTGGCGAGTAATCTATGTACTGAATCTCGGATTGATACTTGATATTGTCGCAAACAAGGAATAAATAACTTTTCTCTATATGCTTGTAAAATAAGTATGTCCGCAAAGGTCCATGATTTTGATCCGCCTCTCCCCCCCCACGCGACGTTGTATCTTTTGCGTGATGTGAAAAAAGGTAGCATCTTTTCGGGGTACGCTCTATTGACTTCCATTTCCGCCGTTTTGGATATTTATTGTAAGAGGTCGTTCTTTATTCCCTGAATGCTCTATCTCTTGCTTATCAGTCCAGCCGTGGTTTTTCATTAAAAATATTTGCCCGGCTTTTCCTTCTGTTGTGGTTTTCTCTTCTAAATAATTTTCAACTCGCGTTCTTGCTTTTTTAATAAGGCAAGCATAAACTTCTTTGTCATCTTTTCTTTTTTCATAATCATAAAGGGATTGCCGATCACTGAACCCCAGGTGTAACGCCAAACCTGTCACGGTAGGTGGTTTAATACTTAATATTATTGGTTTCTTATTGTTATCAAGTTGGATTTTACCGGTTTCGTCATCTTTGAAAAACTCTACACCGCAAACCTTGTCAAAATACTCATCTATTTTCTTTTGCATCTGTTCAGGTGTTTTAAAAAGAGGTGGTCTTCCTATTTTTGCCATTTTTTTTAATGTTATACCCGGAGAAGATTCGATTAATATGTTTGTTCATTAAAAAAAAGGAGAACTCCGGGTATAACTCCTATCATATTATTTGTAAATAATATAACAATAGATTCATTTTTTGTCAAGTTTTTATTTCAAACAGTTGTGTTCTATTATGTCCTTTATTGCTTTCGCGAATAGAGTTAAAAACATAATGTTATACGTTTCATGCACAAAACCACTGTTTTTGAAAACAGAATCGTTTTGTAGATTTTCCAGCGAAGAAAACCAGGAAAGAGGTTTTCTGCTGAGATATCTTGAATATATCTCAACTAATTTTTCTTCGTCTCCAATTAAATCCGCTATGCCGGTTTCATGAAAAATACCATGAATTACCTCATGCAAAAAAATACAGTATAGTTCGTCTTTATGTATGTTATCATACAGAATTATTTCTTTACGGTGATAACTTATTGACCCTATTTTGTCTAAAGTTTCCGCAACGTCTCTTAAATATTTAGTTTTTATTACTTTATATTTTGTTCCGCAGATTATTAACGGTTTATTTAAATTTATTCTTTTCATTCTTTAATTTTTCCCCTTGACGCATAATGTTTACAACTATTTTTGATAAAAATAAAACTTGTTCTATTTTATTTAAAATGTTCCAATTGCTCAAGCTGCTCTTCAAATGAATCGCTATCTAATATATCCGCAGGTTCAACATAAAAAACACTTTCACTTGAAAGTTTAACTTTATTACTTTTGTCATTAATTAAATCTTCTAAATAATTATTTTTATCAATATTTCCCATTTTTTTTCACTTTTCTTATTTCTTTTTCTTCTTCAGTTATAGGGTCAAAACCTTTATAGCAAACTTCTTCATTTAAATTATATTTTGTTTTAATTATCATTTTTTTATTCCTTCATATTCTATAAACTCAGTTAATTCATATCTTTGCAATATTCTTTTAGTTTTTGAAATTTCGTCTATAAATAGGATATGCCCTTGTTTTATTTTATAATCATTTGTACAATACCGCCCGTAATCACTGTCAATTCTATATTTATACTTATCATAACATCTCTTTTCTTTTGCTACTTCTTCATCACATTTTGCAATTAACGTTAAAAATAAACAAAACACTAAGAATGCACACCACAAATACCACAAAAAAATTAAAAAATTTTTCATTTTTTTATCTTTAAATTTTCTACATTAATACCAAATTTATCCGCTATTTGCTGCATTGTCACTAAGTATTCTTCTTTTCGATCCCAAAGAATTTTGCGTTTTTCGATAGAAAATGAAAAATAAGAAGAACGCCTATTTCCATCTATGAAACCATAGATGGTTTTGATATCAAAAAAAACATTTTTTGGAAAAATAATCAGGTCATCAGAGTAAGAAGCCAAATTTAAATAAGCATGAGTATTGTCAACTAGATAATCTTCGCCACCACATGAATTTAAAAAAACTATAAGTCTCTCCCCGCCCCTTGTTTTAACCAACATCCCTGTCTTCAGATCACTTTTTTTCATATTTATTACCTCTTTTTCCCCTTGATCAAAATTAGATTTTGGATAATATTCATAATCACAACTTCTACATTTAAATTTTATTCCTGATAAATATTGAATATAATCAATTTCAAGCGAACCACATCTTTCGCAAAAATAATACATTTCTTACTCTATTCCAAACTACTAAGATGACAGTTTATCGCTTCGTACATATTTGCCCTGAGTTCTTTTTTTGTTTCGCCTTGCGTGAAGCAACCTGGCAATTCTACACATTCAGCCCAATACCCTTTATCACCTTTGTATGTTTTGAAACTAAAATTGTATTCTATTGTCTCTACATTATTTTTTAACATTTTTGTCCTCCTTACCGGGCATAGCCCGGCAATTACTTTTTGTTAAACAACTATTTTTTACCCGGACTGTTTTAATCGGCTGCCCGTAGCCTTTATTTCTAACGCGTATAACGCGGTAGTTACTTATGTAAATTTTCTAAAAATTCAATAATTTTTTTACTACACCAAAAATCGCCCATTTTTTTATCTTTATATTTTTTATAATTTTCGAATTTTAATCGTTTTGACATTTTTACACCTATTATATCATTTTTATAAATTTTGTAAATCGAATATACCCTTTAACACCTTCGATATACTCCATTTTTTTTAATTCTTCTTTTTTTATGCTTCCTTTTTCCCATATTTTTTTTAAATTTTTCCATGAAAAAATAAAAATATGGCTGTAATCATCTGCTAATCTTATATCTAAAAAAACAAACGCTTTGCCGCCACCCTGGTTTTCATAATCGGTTAAAGTTTTTTCTTGATCCCCGTTCAAATCTGATTTTGAAAATGATCCATATTTCTTTTTCTGTTTGCATTCTATCGCAAAAGATTTACCGTTATACGATCCGAACAAATCGAAAGGCTGTTTGCATCGATTTCCACCCGGTCTGTCATCAAGTTTTTTGCAATATGCACCAATAGCTGTTAAATTTTTGACAACTTCTTTATGAAAATCAGATTCTTTCATTCTTAATTTCCTTAATCTATTATTTTTTTAAAAAAATTTTCTTACAAAAAAATCTATAATTAAGTATAGAAACATTAAACAAAAAATAAAAACAGTTATCGGGAAAAACAATGATAATAAAAAATTACAGAACTTAAGATTCTTTTGCTCTTTTTTTGTTTTTTGTTCTAAACCGTGTTGTTCTAAAACTTGTTTTCCTAAACTATAGAAAACAAAAAAACAAGATATATATAAAAAAACTATTATTGCCATTTTTCCCCCTGCTAAAATGGTATATCTTCATCAAATTGATTTTTGTTGATATCCGGTACAGAACCTGAATCACCAGCGTTAGACCCTTTTGCCTCTGATGCATTATATGTATCACCAGTTGATTGCGCATTTGATAAAAACTGAAAATTATCTACAACAATTTCAACTTTAGTACGTTTTTTCCCGGTCTCTTTATCTTCCCAGGAATCTGACTGTAAACGTCCCTCAATTGCAATCTGTTTGCCTTTTTTACAGTACTGAGCAATTATTTCACCAGTTTTTCCCCATGCAATACAATTGAAAAAAGAAACTTTATCTACTCGCTCCCCCTGTTGCAAATAATTTTTACTATTTGCAATTGAAAAAGAAGCAATTGAGGTCCCACTAGGAATAACTCTCAATTCGGGATCCCTGATAAGTCTTCCTATCAAAACAACTTTATTTAAATCGTTTGCCATTTTTCACACCTTCTTTATTTTCAATTTTATTAGTTATACAATATTTTTTTTAAATGACTTATCAAACATTCAAGATTGCAATAATAACCGTCAATATTTTTTACTGGACATTCTAAATCGTCTCTTTGAACAATCTCTTGTGTCAATAACATATTTCCTTCTTTTATGCAAATTAAACCATTTTTAAAATGTTCATCAAAAAATGGTCCTTTTTCAATTTCTTCATTGCAGTATTCACAATAATAAAAAGTTTTTGTTGATTTCACTCTCAGCTCCTTTTATTTCTTTTTCTGTTTTCAAAAATGGCACATCCCCTCTTAAATAAAAACTTTAAACCATTTTCGTCGACGACACTACATTCATTTATGTAAAAATAGTTTTCGCCCTCTTTAGGCTTCCATCTACGGTTTTTCTTGCTTATTTGTTTTAAAACTTCGACAACTTTATCTATCAGGCTTTCGTCGCCATTTTCGATAAGTTCTAAAATGAACTCTGTTTTTTTATTTTTTGACACTGTTTATACCTTTTAATTTTATAAATTTTTCCCATTGCCAAACCTTGAATTTTTTGTTGATTCTATCTTTTTTTCTTCACTAATTCTTTTTTTTAATCTTTCTTCAAATGCTATTTTTAAATATTGAATTACCGTCATTTTTAGATATCTTGCTATTTTTTTGTAATATTTCCCGCTGATCGGCACTAAAACTCTTCCATTTTCTATGTCATTCAGATGACCGGGTGACATTCCGAATACATTCGCCAAATCTTTTACACTCAAGTATTCTCTTTCTCTGTTATATTTCAAAAGTTTTCCGATTCGCATTTTATACCTTTTTTATGATAACAACCCGGTTATCATCTGTGTAGAATATTTCTTTTTTTTCTTCTTTTTTTGTATTTTTACTCATTTTATACCTTTTCCTACATTTTAAATTAGAGAGGCGCGATTTGGGAAATTGTTGGGGGCGCGCCTCTCTTTTTTTTAAAAGGGAATTGTGAAAGTATCTACATACTATATTTTTCATTTTTTTTGTCAATATTTTTTTTATATATTGGCTTTGGTTTTAAAATTTTTCTTTGTGAAAACTCTTCCTGTTTTCCATTATTCCATTGTTTAACCGGCCTGAAGTATCCAACTACTCTTGAATAACATTCTACGGGTATTTCTTTTTTATTCATTTTACGACATTCCTAAATATTCTCTAATTTTTTTATGTCTTTTTTTTATCTTTTTGATAGACTTATTTTTTTTATCTATATCTTTTTTAAGTTTAAACTTCATTTTTTTTATGTTTTTTGTTCTTTCGATTTGAATCGGATCACCTGACGATCCAAATAAATAACACTCAATTATATCACATATATCTATAATAATTTTATTAGTTGCAATAATTGCACCGATCAACAGCTGATTTTCTTTTTCATCTTCTTTTTTTACTTTTTTTAATAGTTCTTCATTCTTTTTTTGTTGTTCAAATAGATATTTTTTAATTTCTTCAATCATTTTCCAACACCTCTTTTATTTATCTTTTCATATTATTCCAAACAGGCAAATCACCAGTTTTTTGGGGTAAATAAAACCCGTCAATTTTTTCGTATCTGACATATTTACATAAAAAATCAACCTGGCGCTCCCTTTCAACTCGCCAAACTGCTCCCTCGACTGGGTCAATTGCTCCATGCCCGGACCCTTCTTTATCAATAATATTTTTTATTGTTTCTACATCTACGGCACTCCTTGCGTAATGTAAAATTTTTGGCAGAATAAACCCGGCCGTTGCATTATTTCGTCGAATCAAATAATGCAACGGCATTCTCCGACTGGCTTTTCCAACTCCTTTTACAATGTCGAATAACACAAAAGGTTCATGATGTAAAGCATAACGCGTACCATGCGCAACTGATAAATTTTCTCCGACAGCCCTTTCACCCTCTTGTAGCAATGAATCAAATCTATGTTTATTCATTAAAAAAAAAGAAACAAACCATTGATGTTGCGGATATAGAGAATCAATGCAATTATATCCGGAACGGGTCAGAGCCCACAATTCACCCTGATGTTTTACAACTGCGCAACAACAGCCATCTAACTTTTCTTGTACAATTACGACGTCTTTTTTATCTCTTGTTTTTACTGTTGCAATTTTTTCTTGTCCTGGATTTACTTTTTTGTCGGCTGTACCTAAACGGCTTCCGCTTAGATGGGGGATACTACCGTACGCTTTTCCGCCTAATATTTTATACTTTTTTTCTTCCATTCCGCTATCCTTTTTTTAACAATTGTTCATATATTTTTATGTAATTTAAATATTCCTTTATTCCTTTATTTCCAATGTTTTTCTTTTCCGCAATTTCTTTATAATTTTTTTTCCAGTAATCTAACGTTGCGTAAACACATCCTATTTTTATCCCTAAATTATACGCACAAAACAAACAATTTGAACCTTCTACTTTTAGCAAAATATGATCCAATTTTGTTTTATTAGTAATTGCATAAAACAGTTGTTGTGCTGTTATTTCAGCTCCACTCAAGTCTGCTCCGGACAAGTTAGCTCCAAACAAATCTGCTCCACTCAAGTCAGCTTCACTCAAGTCAGCTTCACTCAAGTTAGCTCCGGACAAGTTAGCTCGTTCTAAGTCAGCTTCACTCAAGTTAGCTTCGACCAAGTCAGCTCCACTCAAGTTAGTTCCTCTTAAGTTAGCTCGTTCTAAGTTAGCTTTACTCAAGTTAGCTCCGACCAAGTTAGCTATTCCCAAATTTACCCCACTCAAATCTGCTTTATACAAGTCTGCTCCGGACAAGTCAGCTCGTTCCCCACCTTCATCATCTAACCATTCAGTGTGATGTTCTAACAATAAATTTAATTCATTTTTGTTCATTTTTCCCCCTTTTCAATTTTTTGCAGATCGTCTGTAAGCGACAAAGCAAATTGGAAAGAATCTGTTTTGTTCATCTGTTGCTCAGTCACCCAGTATTTTATTTTATTAAACATCATTCTTATTTCAAGCGCTTTATTTCTATAAAACACTTTCATATTTTTTATTTCGTTTAATTTTTTATTCAGTCTGCTATTTTCTTTATTCAAAAAATTTACTTCTGCTTGCATCTCTGCTATTTTTGTATTGTTTATTTCTTCGATCCGTTTTTTTTCCGCTTTGAACTCTTTTTCAAGCTGTTTTTTTACCTGTTTTGCAGTGTCTTCTTTAATTTTATCCAAATTTTTTATATATTTTTTTTCCTTCATTTTCTGTAATATTTTTTTAATTTTCTTCATATTCGTTTACCAATCTGTTAAATTGCATAAAAGCTTTTCGATATTTATCGCAATGCGCAAAGTACGCATCTATTAATATTTTCTTTCCTTGTTCTTCTGTTTTTGAGAAAACAAAATTTTCGAAATTTTCTACGTTACGATAAGTATAAACACTGTTAGTTTTAACTTTGTTTATACCGTTTAACGGAATCTTCTTTGTGAAACCTTCCACTTTTACTACATATTCTTTTTCTCTCTCCTGGATGTCTGTACATTTTTTAACATCAAAAAAAGCTTTTTTCTCGTTAACAACAATTTTTATTAAAAACATTTTATACCTCTTTGCACTCATTAAATTTTCTTGATCCGGTTTCAATACCGTATATTAAACCAGCTGGCTTATTAAATATAAATTCCCCTTTTACGTATTGCTGCCCAAAGCGTTGTTTTAGCCCTAAGACATAATTGCGCTCCTCAACTCCACAATAGATTTTTTCTTGCTCTGCATATAACGCATATATATTGACGGCATCCTGTTCGAGTTTGCCGCACTGTTTTAAGTCGGACATCAACGGCGTTTTATCAATTCTCTCTTCAATTTTCCGTGATAATTGTGCAAGCACGTTAACACTGAAATTTGTTGTATTTGCAAGTTTTAATAATTGCCCGCTCATATCTTCGAATCTTTCCAACTTATCATAAGTTTTAATTAAGTCATTTTTAAGGAGTTGAAAATAATCGATAAAACATAACCCGTCGTTATACGAATAATTATATTTAATTATTGTGTTCTTAACCTCGGACAATGTTGTCGCATACTTAATTTTTAAAGGTAGTTCTTTTATTTCGTTATACGCTTTTCTTATTTCGTTCTTTTCTTTTTCATTTAAATTTTTAGTTCTTATTTTATCAAAATCAATACCGGTTATTATGTTAAACAACTTATATAATATCAGCTCCTCTGACATCTCTGCTGTTAACAATAAAGAAAAAATATTCTTGCGGGCATTCAATAACAAACAGTTCAACGCAAAAGTTGTTTTTCCCATTCCCGGCCGTGCTGCGATTATATTATAATCATTTTTAAAAAATCCGCCTTTTGACATTTTATTCAAATCTGGAATGCAAGTTTCATACGCATGTAATTTATCATTGAAACTTTTTTCTAAATCAAAAGTTTCGTCTTTTTCTTCAGTTAGATTACTTAAATCAAACACTTTGTTTTCTATAAGCTTTAAAATCTCGACGCTCTTAAGTTCATCGCTCCCCGCCAATGTTGCAAAATCAAGAGCGTTTAATTTTATTTGTTCTTTATTGTATTTTTCTTTAAGTTCAAACAAATGTTTTTTTATAGAAAAAGAAATTCCAGGTTTGAACAGATTAGCAATTACTTTAACGTCAAGTTTATCGCTAATCTGGGAGCAAATTAAATGCAAAGTTGGCAAATCGAATGTCAGATTTTCTTCCATAATTTTTTTAAGTCCTAACAGGATTATTTTGTTTTCCCATTTTGAAAAATATTCTGGTTTAAGCGAAATTATATTATCAATATTTTTCCGCCAGTTCTGTAGAATATGCGACAATATAACTGGTTCAATATTATTCATTTTCCCTCTCACATATCAAATTTAAAAATTATAAATAACCATAAAAAATATACAATAAAAAAAATAGCAATAGTAATGAAAAACAAAAATATATTTTTATTGCTGTAAAAATATATTGCAAAAATACAAATTGCAAACATTTTAATTAACAAAAAATTTAATAAAAAGTTAATTTTATTCATTTTTATACCTCATTTTTTTAAAAAAAATAAAAACATAATAAAAAAAACAAATATGCAATAAAAAATTATAAAACTAATATTTGTCATTTTAGAACCTCACCATCAAACATTTTTGTTACATTACCTATTTTTAACCTGGACAATAATTTTTCTTTTTTGTCTTCTGATTTTATAAAATTGATAATCTCTAATGCATTTTCTTGCTGCAATATCAATTCATCAAAATCACTTTCTTTTAAAATATATTGAGCGCATAACTCCGGACTTGCATGGCTGCTATGACAATCATGGCAAACGGGCAAAAGATTAAAATTCATATCTATAACTTTTTTACTGTATTTCGCGATGTTATCTTTCATCTGTGAAAACTTATGATGTTTTTGTGTTGCTTTCTTTCCACAGATTGTACAAACATCCCGGTTCTTTTCTCTTTGTTTAATTGTCTCTTCCAGCTCTTCCCGTGTGCATTGTAAAAATTCGCAGCAAACTTCAAGCATACTATCAATAATCTTGCAAGCTTCGTAATGCTCTAAATATTTAAAAGACAAAGATTTTGTTTTTATATTAAGTGTTTTACCATTTTTAATTATTTGATTTAAATCATTTATTAAAGAATCACATTGTTTTTTGTTTATCAACCCGTAATCCCGCATAAATAAAAATTTATCGTTTAATATTAAAAATTTTTCTCTCACAACCTGATTGTCATAATAAAAGTAAGAATCAACAAACCGGGCTGCTAATTTTACTTGCTCTTTAACTTTTTCAATTGTGTTAAAATTCGGATCGTCTCCCATATTTTCTTTTATTAGTCGAAAAGCTGCAAACAAATAACGAAGCTGAACAACCGATCTTTGCTTTACATCAATTCCAACTTCTGCGCAATACTGATTATTATATTCCATCCTGCGCAGCGTGTCAGAATCGTTTGTTATTATGCAATCCTGCCCGACCATTTCCGCCGTTATCTTGACTTTATTTATAAAAAGATTTTTAATTTTCATTTTATAAATCACCCAAAATGGAAACTGTTATTGCAAAAAAGAAAAGTAAAATTAAGGATGTAAGCATCGTTTTTATAGCAACATAATTTTCCATCTCTGTCCATATGACAACGATTAAACTTATAAAAAAAGATAAAAGACTTATAATAAAACATATTACGCTAATTTTTAAAATTATTTCCATATTATTTTTCCATTACCTGCTCTAAAGTCTCAAAAAAAACGTCTTCGTTATAACCGTTATCATCTTCTGTCTTGCTGAGAATATTATATTGGCTCTGGCTTAAATTATAAAGTATTAAATCTACTTCTTCGTCAATTTCGTAAAGTTTTCTATATTTTTTCTCCGCATCTTCTGCGTTATGACCTGACGAAAATTCCAGGTCGTGTGACATTTCATTTTCTTCTAAAACTAAAAAATAACATTCTTTTAAATTTTCCATTTTATTTACTCCTTTACGAAATTGACACGGGCAGGATTCGAACCTGCAATTAGTTTTTTAGTGTTTTAGCTTCCGGCTCAATATATATTGTTAATATAGTGATTGATACGTCCGGCCAATTCTACTCACTTGCTAGCGTCTACCAATTCCGCCACCGTGTCTTTTTTAATCTATTTTATTATATTGATTTTTTATCCCTAATTCTTTACTTATATATTTCAAAATATTTAAACCATAATTCGTGTATTCGTGCTGATACATATACGCCACTTTTGGATATATTGGGTGATCATCCAGCCATAGCCACGCAAGTATGTGAATTATGCTCCTATTGGAAGATATACCACGTTGATTATAAGCTTTTTCAAATGCAAAACTCATGTAGGCTTTAATTTTTTCTACTCCTTTTTTTTGTTCTTGTTCCCAATCCTTTTTTTTAACTTCATCTTTCAAAAATGGCTTAGCATTCTCAAAAGTTAAATATAGTATATATTCATATACCTCGAATCCTAAAAAATCTACACTTTTCCTTTCTTTTATTCTATTCAATATTTCCTCTTGTGTTCGCATATATAATCTCCTTTAATTATTTGGCAAAGGAGGGACTCGAACCCTCATGATTAACGTTACCGGGTGTCTTAGGGCCGCCGTTAATCTTATCCCGTTGTACTTTAACGTCTACCAATTCCGCCACTTTGCCTTAACGTCGGTCTTTCCCGACTGTCAGCTTAAACCCGCCAAAGCTAGACTATATTTTTAGTTTTTTCTGTTTCAAATTACAAGAAAAAAACAAAAATTCTAATTGAAATTTTGTAATTCATTAAATATTTTTATTTTAAAAAGTCTTGCAAACTCAGGGTTAGTCAAAAATTTTGAAGTAAACTTATCAAAATTTTTTTTGGATTCGATTAAAGCACATTCAATCAAATCACTTTTCATTTTATCAGTTTGTTGACTAAGAGTTGCATAGTCAACTTTCATTCTTCTTAGCTCTTCAACGACCTGAAAAGCTAAATTTTTTATCTCGTTGTAGCTTCCCCCGAGTTGTTCTGCTACAACATTTATATTTTTTTTAATTCTTTTGTTCATTCGAATTATCCCATCCATTATGTCCATTATGCTAATTTAAAATATTCAAGCATCTTTAAATTTCGAAGTATCTTCTTAATTTGTTCCGAAACTTTTATTACAAATGTCTTCCCTGCTTTTTCAAGGCGGCTTTTAAGATCTAACAATAACCCGACTAACGATACGTGCGCGTCTTCTGTTAGCCTGAAATCTAATTCCAGATGACTATAATTTTCTATTCTGTCAAGCTGCCATTGTAGTTTTTTAATTCTCTCAAACCTAATTTCTTCTGTAAAAATTACTTGTTTTTTCCCATGTTTTTGTATTAAAATTATTTCCTGATTTTTCATTTTTAATCCCCTTTTTTCCCTTTTTTTAAATTGCCCCCCGCTAAGGGGGCTAAAGGGAATTGGTCTTTCTCATCAGCGCCGGTCAACCACCTTCCGACGGACGCCCCGTCCTTCCTGCCGGAGCGTTTCGAAAATTAAAATATTATTTCATACTCATTTGAACTTAATCTTATATTATCAAGAACAGGTGCAACAAATTCTTTTGTTGCACATTCATCTTTTGAATAATACCAGCTATTATAACCAAACGGATAATCAGAATCAACAGTCATTATATAATCACCTTTCTTATTATAAATTTCTATGAAAGTTTCAAAATATAAATCTAACTCTTGTCCTCTCTTGTATTCATGCTGAGTTCCTGCCAAATGTGTATTTCTTCTTACATTTGTTGTTAACTTAACTTTTTTTAAATTTTTCATTTTAAATCCCCTTTATTCTGTAATAATCTTAAATTAAATATAGCAACAAGGTTATCTTTTGTCAAGCTTTTTTTTTATTTTTTTCCAAAAAAGTTATAAATCAGAGGCATTTACTATACGTCTGTTTACTGTATTAGATTGGCTCTCCTGGTTATAGTTTCTTTTTTTGTAGTTAGTAAGGGGGTTTGCCAGATCCACGAATTTGTGTAATCCCCGATTTAAAAAATCCCACAATGGCCATCTATATGTAAAAGTATATTCACTATTAGTTAAAACAAAATTATAATTGTCTATAGAGTTAGTTACTTCTGTTAAAGAGTATTCTTCAAGTATATCTTTTACTTTGTTTTTGCTTATCTGCTTTTTGAAAGTATTTATGGATTTATGTTGCATTAAGTCTTTATAAAAAATCCATTTATTAAAAATTGTTTCGTAGAAATTAGTATATGTATTTACTTTTTCGTTTAAGCATTTACTTTTTCGTTTAAGCATTTGTTCTTCATTGCCACCGGGGTGGCTATCCACCGGGGTGGCAACTGACCCTGTGGATTGATTTTCAACACTTTTTATCTCAAAAGGAGTTGTCCTGGTCTCTACTCGCAAATAAGAATCTGTAAATATACCTTTATTATCTCTTACCCTTATTAGTTCTATCAAATTTAAATCATATAATAATCTTTTGGCTCTTTTTACTCTTTTTTCTCCCCATTCCAGGCCAGCGCGTAAATAAATATCTTTTGCTTTGACCTGGTTGGTTCCCTGCAATCTTGCCGTAAACATTAAATGCGAATATAAAACATAAGCATCTATTCCTATTTTACCGTAACTCAAAAACAGTTTATATTTTGCAACTGTCACAAAAATTAAATCGCCGTCACACTCTGTTTTTATATTTTTTACTTTCTCAATATTTTGTATCATTTTTAACCTCGGCATTAACTTGACAATCTTCAAGTCTAATTATTATTTTTTTCTTGCAATTATAACACTCAATAATAAACCTCTCTTCAACTAAAATACTAAAAGCATAATCAGAAATGTCATCAATAAAATATTCTTCTATTCCACAACTTGGACATTTTACATCGTTCCAATACATTTTTTCCTCCAAATAAAAAAGCCCGTCAATCTCCCCCCTTTCGGGTCTCCGCGGAAGATTAACGAGCTTTCAGTTTTATTCAAAACTTACTGAAGCGGAGAGTTCCAATAAGTCTTGCAATAGAACAGACATAACGTCTGTTCTATTGCACCTCAATAAGCGACTGAGGTATGTTACAAATCACTATTCAATATACAAAAAGATAGCCCTGATGTCAATAATTATATTTTGCAATTATCTGTAAAATTTTTTTCGAAACGCTGTCCTCTGTTTCGTCGCTTACTCCTGCCGCTTCATCTATTTCGAAAAAATGAAATTCATTTCCATATATCATTTTTATTTTCTTTTTAAACTTAAAAATCTTCCGCGCCATTCCCGGCATGCTTAAAAACTTTCCAGCTCTGCTTTTTATCTCAATTAAATCATTGTTATTGTAGATGACTGGTCCGTTTATATTCCTGTTTTCTATAAATTTAAATCTGTCCATTTAAACCTCTTCCCCTTCTTTTTCTATTTCATTCATTGTCATTAAAACTACATGCCAGGCGCGCTGACTCTCTGAGCCTGGTTCGTCTGTTTCTATCATGTCGTTTATTCTTTGTTTTAATTCTTCCCATGTTTTTAAATTCATTTTATACCTCAAAATAAAAAAGCCCGCTAATCTCCCACCTTCTCAGGTCCTCTACGGGAGATCAACGAGCTTTCAGTTTTTTACAAAACTTGTTACAGTAGAGGTTTATAAGAAGTCTTGTCTTTGTATAATATAAAAAAATATAATTCTGGTGTCAATAATTAATTTTCTCCTGAACTTAAGTAGTCAGAGCAAAAATGGATATATTATTTTAAAATAATATGCGCACATCTACAATTTATCGACCGACTTGTACTCAACCCAGCCATCTGTAAATTTTTTTCGGCTTCACTTATGGCTTCCCAATTTTTTCTAGGATCTATTTTTCTTTTTTTTATTTTAAAAATCTTCCTGGCCAATTTGGGCAGACTAAAAAACTTTTCAGCTCTATTTTTTATCTCGATTAAATCTTTGTTTACACAAATAACCGGGCCGTTTATATTTCTGTTTTCTATAAATTTAAATCTGTCCATTTTTTCCCTCAATTGTAATATTGTAATATTGAAATCTTGCTTTAATTTTTTAAAACTTGCTGGTTAGTCATATCTAACTGTTCCGCTAATAATTTTTTCTTTTCCTTTACTATTTTATTTTTCAAACTCCAAATTCTCATAGCTCCTAATCTAGCTACTTGATAAATCTCTTTTTCTTTTAATTTAACAGCTTTTTTATTTATCTCAGAACCTCTATAAATATGACAAATACCATTATTTTTAACAATTATAATACCAGCTCTTCGAGGAATGTGTTCTTTAATAAATTCTATATCTATATTATCAGGGAACGCAAAATACAAATTTTTAATTCTATTTGATTCATGACTATGTTTTTTATCCTTATCTTTTATTAAATCAGATTTTGATATTTTTATTTCAATTTCTGTAACATAGCCTGATTTTGAAATTATAAATAAATCACATTCGTGAATATTAAGTCCCCAACTCACATTAGGAACTATTATATTTTTTCTGAAATTAAAAAACTTAGATAAATAAATTTCCATTTCTATTGTAGTCATTAATCATTATCCTTTTTTTTATAATAATTATAAATTAGACCGACTTGCTGGTTAGTCATATCTAACTGTTCCGCAATGTACTTATGTGTACGTCCCTGGCTGCGCATCTTTAATATTTTATCAATCGTTGCCTGATCGTGCTGTCTGATGCGACCTCGCCTCGGCTTTTGGGGCTTTGTTTGTTCGATTGCTTCAGCAATCTGATGTAGTTTTTTCCAACTCGGGTTAATAGCCCGATTGTAGTACATCCCGTATGCTTTCATCTTATATAATTGCGTGTGGCTGTACGCCTCAAGTTTTTTTAATATTTTGTTTTTAAAGTTTAAATATTCTTTGCTGTTTTTGTTCATATATTATACCTCGTTATCTATTAAATTTTTATTATCATTCCCGATAAACTGGGCGTTCTCTTGTAGATCTGCTACGATATTCACGACCGGAAAAACAGCCTTTTCCAAAATTTGACTTTTAACTTTTTCTACCGTTAGTATGTACGTTAGTTTGTTTAACGGCAAATTTTGTTTCTGCAACGTATCGAAATAATTTTCTATATTCTTAATAGTTGACTTTGCTCCTTTCGTCTCGAAAAGCCAAATGCCCATTAACTGGGTATCTGGTAAAATAAAAGCAAGCCTTAATATTTCCGCCCAGGCGTTACAGGCTTTTTTTTCGAAGCTATCATGCACCTGATCGAATGTTTTTTCATGCAAGACTTTTTCGCCTTTCTGTTTATCATAAGTCCACACCTGTTCTCCGTCTGAGATTGCAACCAATTTTGTTCCCTTGCGCAATTCGTACCGAACATCAAGACAGTTCTCAACATCGGGAATACGAATTTTTAGCGCTGTTGGTTTTTTACCGAAAATTTGCACAAAACGTTGAATATTTTCAACATTTTTACAACTTGCTCGAAAATAATCTAAACTAACAGGATAACCATTTTCGTTTTTTTCGCCAATTTTAATTTTACCAATAAACGACGACATTCGACGTTCTTTATTTTTTCTTACAATTCGCATTAAAAAACCTCCATTGCATAGTATTCCCGCAATTCTTCTACCGGATCGACTAACTCTATAAGTGTGTCGTGTTCATCTTCGTTGAACGTTTTATCTTCACTCATAGCGTAAACCGGTCTGATCTTGCTGCGTTCAGGATCGCAGTAATAATATTTAACGAACGCTTCGAACTCTGCAAAGATAACCGGGTTGTCACTCTGATCTGTAAAGTTATACTTTACAGCTGGATAGCGATAATTCTTGCATCCCCAGTTGAAAATCGCATCAATCAGCAAGTCACTGTGTTCTTCATTCCAGGCTGTCCGGTATGCGTGTAACTGCATGATATGCGGACGAAAGAAACCGTTAAGACCGGATTTTAGATCGATCAGAACCAGCTTTCTTTCTTGCTTATTCAGCTTTAAAATTATTTCCAGTTCTTCTTTTTTCATCTTGTTCAAATGCGTTTTTTTGTGCTTTGTTTTTTTTAATGCTATTTCGATCAATTCAGATTTTGTGTATTTCTTTTTTATGCTTATCTCAGCAACCAGGTCAATCGTTCCGGCGTATTCATTGCACATAACAGGATATTCAATTGCAATCGGCTTAACGTCAAAATCTTTGATCCATTGCTGAAAAGCAAACAAATCTTTGATTATGTCTCTTTTTGCTTCTCGCATATATTCAAACAGCCTCTCAGACTGTTCTAAATGCTCTGTACAGTGTTCTTGCATCATTTCGTAAACTTTACCCTTAGAACAAGATATTTTTTCGCCTCTGAGCAATTTTCCTGCAAGAATGTGGAAAATTGTTCCGTACAATGCTGAGTAATGCGAGATAAATTTTATTTTTTCCACGTCATTTTTTTTGTAAAATTCCATTAAGCCGAAACCTGGTTTTAATTCTGCCAAGATCGTTGTCACGGACGGAGCAGTCTTGACATAAACTTTCTCGCCTGCTTTGTAGACTCTTGCGTAGAACCGGCGGCCGGAATTGTCTATTCTTATGTTATAATGTTCCGGTTCAACTAAATAATCATCATTCAGATATTCAATCTGTAGATGTTCAAAAAATTCAAAATTCATTTTTTTCTCCATTTTTATACATATCTATTATTTTTATTTTTTGTCCGCAGAAAGGACAGAAAATAAAATCCCATTTTGTATTTTTAATTTTTTCACAGGGTTTAAATTCCCTGCTGGCTCTTGTTATATTATTACAACTCACCACAAAATGTTCATCAAAAGATCTAGACCATATACATTTCATCTCACAACTCCTTTTTTTTAAATTTATTTATAATATATAGAAGATAATCTTTTTGTCAACTATTTTTATAACTTTTTTTATTTTTTTTTAAAAAAAAGCTTGACTTTTAAACAAAGTTATAATATATTATATATATTAAATAAAGGGGATTTAAAATGAAAAATTTACGATATGTATCAAATAGTAAACATGGCAAGCATGGTTTTATATTGTCGGATGGAGAATCAAGATATTGCGATGATCTACGTACTTTAATTTCGTGTGTGAATCGTAACTTAGAAATAAGTAAGCATGCTGTAATAGCAATTTATGTCGCAGCAAGCAGGGGGGAAGAATGATTTCTTTAATTATTAAAAATGTTCGATATTTAGTAGACGAAGAAAACCCAGCATTTTTACAAATGACAAAATGTGTTTTTTCTAATTATAGTTTTTTGCAAAGATTAGAAAATTGCCCTGTTTTAGATGAAACAGTTAAAAGCTACAAAATAGCTGTAAAATATTATAATCGACTTAGGAAAGAAATTAGTGTCTGTAAACATGTGTGGATTTCCAAAAAATTTTTAGTTTTAGAAGAAACTATAAAATCTAAAGAAGAAAATAAATTTGCAGTTAAAACCTGGTTTGCAGAAAAAAATAATTTAAAAAAAACATTTACAGGAAAAATAATAACAACAACAGAAAAAGCGATAAAAATGCTTGTTGCAAGAAAAATAATCTGGATACCAAAATCAGTAATATTATAAAAATTTTAAACGCCCCGGCAGGGGCCTGGAGGAAACATGAAAAAATTATTAACAGCAGTAATGCTGCAAAACATAAAAGAGAAAAAAGAACGGATCGAAGAAATGACTTATGACGAATATTATGAGAGTTTAAGTTTTAATGATAAACTTAAATTGGAAGCAGACAGGCAGGAATACGAATACTATCGACAACAAAACAGTCTCGACAGGTATATTTAGTTTTCTCCTTTATTTTAAAAATTTACTTGCGCGAGCAGGCGAGCCGGTGAAAGGCCGGCAATTTTTTAAAATATGAAGAGTTTAAAAATTTTTAGAGATGAGATATTAAACTCCAGACGGCAATCTGGAGTTTATTATAAAGGTCAAATACTGGGCATAGAAATATGATGACCGGCATCTGACAATAAATAAGTGTTATTGATTGTCAATTTAATTGTTTCCAATTAAATTGTCAATCAATTGTTAAGATGTTTCCCATCCCATAGGAGAAAAATTATGGGAATTAAAATAAAACCAGGTGAAAAACCTCCAAAAGCTGGTGAATATGTTCCAAAAGGATCACGTGGTGGTTTAGTAAATGGTCCAAGTATTACAATTGAGGGTAATGAAGGGCATATGCCACCTATACCTAGTAGTGGACAGCATTGGGAAAGAATTAAGCTGGCGATAAAATATAAAAGTGATCGGGAATTTATTAAAAAACTAATAAATAACATTGAGTTACCAATTTTCAGCGATTTTAAAAATACAAAAGACTTTGTTAAAGCTGTGAATAATATTGTTAGCAGTATTCTTAAAAACGTGCAACTCGACAGAGATCTTGTTATTGCAGAGATTTCACAAAAATTAAATTTTGAAACAAAAAACCAGGGGTTTTCCGATTTGGTCAAGAAAATATTATGATTTATAACTTTTTTGAAAAAAAATAAAAAAAAAGCTTGACAAAAGGTAACCTTGTTGCTATATTTAATTTAAGATTATTACAGAATAAAGGGGATTTAAAAATGAAATTAACAAAACAAAAAAGAATAAGTTTCGCAAGTGTAAAAAGAGCAAGTGCTGGGGATTTTTCTAATTGTGTTTTTAAGATGAAGGATTATTATAAAGCATGTGAAGAAGTTAGAAAGGAAAACGATTATTATGGTTTTCGCAGCAGAGAAAAATTTTTAGAGGAAGTTTATTGCGTTTTGCAACAAATGCAAAACAACTAAAAAGGATGATCAAAATGAAAAGAATAAAAGATTTTAATTTAAAAAAATATCCATCAAATTTAGAATTATATGTTGAACATAATAAAGAAGATTATGGAGTCACTATTAGTTTTGATCTTGATTATGGTTTTCCAACATTAAAAAAAATAAAAACTAAATTACATAATTTAGGATATTTATTTTCTAAAAAAATATCTGAAGAATTTATGTTTTATAAAAACATATAAAAAAAAAGGGGGATTATACAGATGGATTTAAAAAAACTTAAAATTATTGAAGATCTACCGTTACATGACGGTACAGATAATGCGGCGAAAAATCTAATAACTCTACAAGAATTACTCGCAGATGAAGACAATTTTCTATTCAAGCTTGTAAAAAAATTAGAAAATTATTATTACGGAATAGATGAACTCACTGACGAAGAAAAATTGTTTTTATATCATATGAAATACAATGTTGGTGCTTCTTTCATACTTCATCACGAATATTTTTCGAATCATGGGGATTCAGTTTTTTCTTTATTATTTTATATCGCGCCGAATTTACAAAAAAAAGAAGATATTGAGCCTGGGTTTATTATTAGCGTAATTGAAGATTTTAGAAAAAAAACGACAACTGTAGAATGTAATTTTAAAAATGTTGAAGACGATATTCAAGAAAGTCTATTTGATTTTTGTTTGTCACGAATTTGCGATTTATTTTATAATTTAAATGTAAATTAAATCGAAAAAATATCGATTTAAAAATAAAGGCCTGCACCAGCCGAAAAAAAAGGTGCCGTTCATAATATTTATTTAAAATATTTTAGTTTTTAACGGGGCTTCGGCCCCACCTTCAAGGAAAGGAGTAAACAATGGAAGATTTATTCACACAATTTAAAGAAGATTTCCCCCGGTTGAATATAGATGACCTTTTCCAAGCTTGCCATGTAAACAAATTGAAAAAAGGAAAAATAGGAAGGAATATCTATATCGTTAATACGAATAATGAATTTAAAGATGGAAATCATGATTGCCCGGAGGGCTCTCGTTTTGAAGCCTCAATAAAATTTATTTATGACAATATAATGTGTGAGCTGGTAATTATTGGTGGATATGGGATAGAAAATGAGATAAGTGAATACTACACCGACACTTTTAAAGAATATTTTGAACAAGTACAAGAAAATAGACGATCTTACGATACAACACGAACATTTTTATATAAACAAATTGAAAAGTACAAAGAATCTAATAAACGAATTTCTGAAGAGTGTGAAAATATAAATAAAGAATGTCAAAAATTTAAAGAAGAATTAAAAGAATTAAAAGAGCAATTAGGGGAGAATTTAAAAACAAAAGAAAAATTGCATGAAATTAAAATGTTAAATGACAGATTTGCAATTTTAGAAAAGGAGTAAAAACAATGAAAGAAAATCAAGAATATTGTAAAAATTGTGGGGCTAGTTTATGAAAGATGTTGGAATTAATTTTTTTATAAATATTAAAAGAATTAAAAAAGGATTCGGATTGTATTTTGAAATTACAAAATACAAAAATAAGGTTATTTATATAAATAATTATTTTATACATTTTTTATTTTTTAGTTTATGTATTAGTGTTGGGGGAAAAAAGGAATAAGATTGGATGATTTTATGAAAAAGTATAACTGGGAAGGTAAAAAATGATTCACAAAATTTATAATGAAAAAAAAAGAACATATGAATATGTTATAAGTTCATATCAAGTGTGGCGGCCTGGCTGTTATGATACCCGGAAAACTGCGAACTATGCTTTCAGGTTTACAGATGAAGTTTTAAGCGAATTACAAGAAAGTGTAAACCCCGGGGGAACTATAACTTATGAAATGTTAAAAAATGCTAAGAATAAAAATTTAAAAGTAAAAAAAGAAATATCTTTAAATCAGAAAAAATTTAAAGAAAGATTTTAAGGCAAGGTAGGGCAAACAATCGTATGTGTTTGCAGCGTGGGAACTATCCTGAATCAGGACGATGCGGGTTCGAGTCCCGCTCTTGTCAGATTTTTGACATATTCTTGCGGGTAATGAGACTTTATGTCGCCTTTTATATTTGTAAAAATTCGGAAAATATACCACCAGGGCTGCTTTTTACCAATTCTAACTTTATTTTTAACATGAAAAAAAGACAGATTTTTTAATAATCCGAATAACGATGTTTTAGGCGGTAGTTTAGGGACTATATCATCGTTGTTGACAACTCGAGTTGAATACTGTACATGCTTATTATACCATTTTACAGTTTTGTAATTAAAGCATTTATTCGCTCCATAACTGTAAATATGCAAAAAATTTGTTAAATACGGGAAATGCCTAACCAGCATTAACCCAGTTATGTGCGCAAGAGAGCCTCCCAGGCTATGGCCTGTCACATATATTTTTGTCTGATAATTTATGTGATGTTCTGCGACAATAGCAAAGATTTCATTTTTAACCTTTTTAAATTGATCCAGATGGCCTGAATGGATTTTGAATTTCCCGTCTTTTTTAAATAAAAAATCCAGGTTATCTATCCAATCTTGCAAACCAGATGATCCTTTAAAAACAATATATAGATTATTTTGACTGTCATAGCAAGTGTAAAACTCTATATCTGTATACCAGGTAACGCCTGTTATTTCTTTATCTATGTTTGTTTTTCCGTATTTTCCTTTATATGCCTTCTGACTCAGCAGCATACATTTTCGAATTTTTTCCATTTTTTGTTTCTTTATCCTTCATTTTTTCTTGCAAAACTTTTATTCCGACTGTAACATCGGCAATATTTTCGTTTATTTGCCGCAAATAGTCAGTTACGTTTTTACGATATTCGAGAGATTCTCTGCGATATTCTTTGTAGTCGTTTATTTGTATAGTTAATCGTTGCGAAAGAAAACTTATATCTTTTGCGTTCGATGTTATGTGACTATTTACCCAGAGCAGCGCCGTTAACGACGCTGCCAAAAATGGTATTCCAATTATTTCTAAAAATTTAATTATTTTTGTTTTCATTTTTTATGTCCAGTTTGTGTTTATACAACTTTCTTGGTTAGCCGGTGTCGTATCTGCTGTATCAACAAAATTGTTTCCGGTATTATTTCCGCCATTATTATTCACAGAAGACACATAAAGATTGTTATTAAAATTTTCCGCTGTTCCACTCACAGAATTTACGTTATCTGCAAAACATGCACCTAGCATCAAATTACTCAAAAAACCATACGCCGATGATGTTCCCGCTGCATCTATATCGGTTGCATAACAAGCCGATATTCTTTCACAACTTGAAAAACCTGCTGCTATCAAAGCAGCAGTTGGAGCATCAATTGTCTCAGCTTTACAACCAGAAACTTGTTCACATCCGGAAAATCCAGAAGCAATACCACCAACACTTGCTATGTTTTTCGATATACTTGATGCAACTTCAGTGCACGCCCAAAAACCCCGAGCCGTTCCGCCTAACAAATTTTCCACACAACAAGAACTTATGTGAACGCAATTATAAAAACCTGTATTTGTTCCACTTCCTGACAATGTTTGTCCAATTGTTTTTGACGACGAAATTTGTGAACATCCTGACAACCCATATATATTTCCTAACCCACTTAAATTTGCTACTTCGCTGTTTGAAACATATTCGCAACTCTGAAAGCCTATTGCTAATACCGTAGACGATAGCCCATCTACACTACAGTTAGATGCATGGTTAGCCGAAGAAAAACCAAAGGCATTCCCTGTTCCGGTATTTGCTATCGTTGTTGCCCGACAATTTGAAAGATAAGTTCCGGAAAACCCATATACTTGAAAAGCCCCTGTTGCTTCAAGATCATTCGCCAAACAACACGTTAAATTAAAACCATTATCAAACCCGCGAACATCACCCGCACTTGTTATACCATCAATTTTGCAATTTGCTGCATTTCCCACGCTGGCGAATCCTGTTACGGCGGCTGTCCCCAGCAGTCCTTCTATTTTACAATTTCTCATGTTTTGCGAACGGTCAAAGCCGTACAACAACCCGGATGTACTTGTTATATTTAAAATTCCACAATTTTCAAACACTGTCGTTGAATCGTTCGCACTTATTCCCGACCCCTGAAAAACTCGCATATCAACATTTGTTTGTCGGTCGGCACTACTGCAATTTTTATATGTAATATACTGAGCTCCAGTCAGGAAGCTTCTCGAAATTGCTGCAGCGGAAGAGGCCAGCCCGTTCCATTGCACATTTTCAATTTGACAATAACTTGTTTCGACATTCATGTAGCTTTCATTTGCTCCAACGTCTATTATTGTACCAGGTTCGCAGTAAAAATGGCGGCATGAATTAGTATTCAGAGACCCCCATGTATCGCCGCCGCTTAACGCACCAGTTGACGTAAAATCGTATGTACCCACCTTGATATAAACCGTTTTATAGCTGCCGTTTATATCATATTGATTTGCTGCAGTTCGAACAAATAAGTTATTAAATTCTGTTTGATTTGTTATGACAATGTCAAAACCGCCGCCACCTGTTACGGGCGTTGCAAAATAAGCTGTACCTGATCCGTTTGTCGTTAAAACTTGTCCCGGTGTCCCATCTGCACCAGGCATCGTGTAACCTGCGATAATAGGCGCATTAGAAAAGTTATTATTTCCTGTAAAAACGTTATTCCCGCTAAGACTTGCCTTGTCCGGTAAAGCAGCTTCTATTGTTGTTATATCGCCTTCATTTGTTGTTATACGCCCTTCATGGTCGGTCAACCTTGCATCAAAATCAATATCATTATCAACACTTTGGTTTTGGTCCTCTGCTGTTACAAGACTGATCTGAGCGTCTTTTTTTTCTCTTGGTGTATATGTCATTTTTTTACCTCGTTATGTTATACTTGTTTCTATTATATTTATTATTTCTGCGTCAGAATTGACACCAAAAATTCTATATTGCAAATTCTGTATACCGGGCAACGTTATAATATTCAATCCTGAACTTAATGTCGTCAAACCTGTAAAATTAGGTATAATCCCAGAATTTTGAATGTCTCTATACTGAAATCTTATTCGGCCACCTGTGCTCGATACTGTCAATCTTATTTCTGTAAACCCGGCAGGTCGTTGATATAGCTTCGAATAATAGCAAAAGTTAGGTGCTAGGTAAAAATTATTATAAAAATCTAAATCATAATAATTTATAGTTTCATCAAAAAACGAAAAATCTAAATTGACTAAATGATTAAAATCTATTCCGCCTACATCAATATCGCCTTCGCATTTATAAAAACCCTCTTTCACATAATCAGACAAATTTAATTCTTTTAAAAATCGCATTTCAAACGTTAGTTGTTCTTTGTCTATATTGTAGCTTTTTCCAGTTATTTCATAAACATTATAATCATCTTGATTTCTGTTATGCGCTGTACTTATTAAATCCATTATTTCTATATCTTTAAATTGTGCAGCAGCATTACCGTGTTTTAAATCACAGGTTCTGGAATAAGTTGTAAGTATATCGTTTCTATCTGCAAGAAATAAATTAGAAAAGTCCTCGACGTCAGACTGATTTGCTAATTTTATTTCAAATTCTTTTTCTTTTGCAAGTCCGTATTTTTGCAACAATACGTCTTCATTAACTTTATTTTCAAGAGTAAAAAATTTTCCAGTTGAAATATTTTTATTGTATTTAAAAGTTGCGCTTGTCAAAAACTCATTAAAATTTTCTGTTCTTGTCGGATCTGAGATCCAGTCATCATATAACAAAGCTGTTTTAAGTTGCGCACTTTCCGAAAAACTTCTAAAAGTAAACTTGCCGTTTTTCGTAACATCAAAAAAACCAAATTGAGCAAAAGAAATTTTTTCAAATATTTTTTTAATTTCTGTTTTTTCATTTATAAAATATGTAATGTCTTTCGCTATACTTTCTTGCTCGCTCCACTGATTTGTATCGTAATTATCACCGTTATATGTTGCACCGATGTATTTTGTAATAATATCTCGCATAACAGTAAGCCCATTTGCAGAACCACCCGTAAAATCAACTATAACATCTAAAAAATTGTCGTCGACGTCTTTTGCATCTGCTGTCGGGATAGAGATATATCCCTCATCTAAATATTCTGTATATCCTGCGTATACTACACCGTCAATTCGCACCTCTTCAACACTACTTACGTTCTCTGCTAAATAATAAAAATAATCTGTTGCGGTTGCATTCTCCTGGTTAATTATATAAGGTTCTACTCCAATAACGCTACCATACGCGAGAGGTACAGGTTTATCAACATCGTTATCTGACAAAAAAGAATATTCAGATTTAGTAAATTTATTAACTGGCAGCTTTCGAGTAAAACCAAAAATTTTACTTTTTAATTTTATTTTAAATTGTTTTAAACTAGTTGAATAACTCGCAACAATGCCGTTGAAAATAGTTTCAAAATTTTCATATTCGGTTCCTTCCGGAGCAATTTTAATTATAGCAGTATTATTAAAAATGTTTCTTCCGTAATCGTCAAAAAAACCTTCGTTATTATCAAAAGTAACGTTTATCGAGTTTTCTTTAAACACTCCATAATACAATGTTTCTTTGTTATATTTTATTGACGGTGCATTTTTAAGTAACGGCGGATAATATAAATTATTATAGTGCGCTTTTTCAATTCTAATTCCATCGACTTTGTCGGTAAACCCTTCTTTTTGCCCGACGTCAATAAAATATTTTTTGCTTATGTCTCGGCCTGTCCCTAAATTTAAAAATAAATTAGTCGTTTCTGTGTCGTAAAAAAAACCGTTAGGTTGAGTTCTTAAGTTCACTAAGGAACTTGTCGGGAATAAATCAATTACAGTTTTTGTTGTATTGTCAATTATTCTTACAGCCTGCGCAGTAATTTTTTTGGATCCCTGGTTCGTCCAAAACCAAACGCGACCGTCTGTATCAACAAACGGCTCCGCAGGATCTGGGCTTAAAGTCGCAAAACGTATACCAGGCTCATAACTAATAAAAATGCTGGTTAGTTTTTTTACATCTATTTCTATTATAGTTATTATTTTGCTCATTTCAAACCTACGGAATTATTGTTACAACATTACTTTGTGTGTTATCATCCAAACCAAAACAACCAATAAATTCAAGTTCTACGTTATATCCTGCTGTACCCGTTGCTGATATTTCGTATTGTCCAGGTCCAATTACAAATACTTTGCTAATTGCTGCTGGATTTACTGCAGAAAAAGTAACAGTGTTGATAAGTTGATATGTCGCACCGTCATAGACTTTTAAAAATCCATCCCATGTAACAGGTGCTGGAGCTTGCATAAACAGTCTAACAGTCGACATTACTTCTGTCGTGAAAACAAGAGAAGACGCAGGGTTTGCAGTGAGTGAGAAAGTTTTACTATAATCTCGAGAATTTATAGTTGCAATATTTGCTGTCGTTATGTTACCAGTAACGACATTGTTAGTTGTAAAATTACCGGAATAACCGCTTATAACTTCTATATTGCCTGTGCCATACCGGCGTAAATAAAAACTTTCCCTGTCGTGCAAAATGTATTTGTCTGTGTAGCTGGACCCTGATTTTGTTGCACCTGCAATAACGCGTTCGCTGGCACCTTCGTAATATCCTTGTTTTTCGTCGTTCCACGCTGGCGTTATATTTGTCCATGTTGGAATAACGGTTGTATCTGAAGGCAATGCCCCCGTTGATACAACTAATTTTATCCAAACAGCACCGTCAGACGGACTACCTGCAACAATCGTGTCTGAATCAAATTCAAAAAGGCTACCGTCATTGTTTACAACCGATCCTGTTTTTATTTTCGGAACAGTTGAGTTTGACCATTCCGTTAAACTGATATTGATAAAACCACGTCGTTGTTTCTCTAAAGAATCTAACACGGTTGTCATGTCCGTGATATCTGTATAATAACTTATTATGTTTCCAGCCATTTTTTTTGCTCCTAAAAAGTTTGTCTAAATTGAAAACTTGTTTTGTACGGATTTATTAAATCCACTTGATTTTGTAAATCTGCTCCCTCGTTTGTAATAAAACAATAAACGGGGGGTTTTTTAATTGTATCATTTTCGTAAATCACTAAAATTACCGGGTTGCTGTTGCTGTTTGCAAAAAACATCGCGTGAATTTCTGCTTCTTTATCATGCGATATGTTTTTTATATTTATTGTATTATTTTTATATGCGTAACCTTTTTTTACAAAAGTTTGACCGGTTCTATTTGTTGCCGTTTCTGTTGTTGTTTTAACACTAAATACCTGATCAGGTTCCATGTATAATCCGGACAATGGAACGCCTAGCATTATACGACCAATACGCACAAATTCTGGGTTTGTTGGATCGGCAAACTCTAAACGCCAAAATTGATAAGTTTCGTCAAAAGAAAAATCGTATAATATATAATCTGTAATTGATAAAGTTAATTCAAAAGCTGGAGTTGTCCAGCTATCAGTAGTGTTAGCCTGTATTTTTACTACTGCACTTGATGTAAAAGTATGATCGACAACAAAAAAAGAGGTTACCTGTTTTGCGCTACCCAGGTCAATTACAATATTAGAACTCAGCGTATTTGATCTATAATATTTAGACAATCGTGTATCTTGCAGATTATCAGCACCATAATATAGATTTTCGTCGGGAATTGTCAACGTAGCATCGTCTAATAAGTTGTCATATAATATAAACATTATGCCTCGCTTATCGCATCTTTAGATATTATAATTTCTTTTGCAAAAGATGCCCTTGTTATATCGTCGTATAACAACTCGCCACCTAAATTAATTGTTATACGCATCATTTGTTCTTGAGCAGAAGAAACCGTAGCCGTATTTTGTCGTCTATTAACTGAATCTATCAACTGATCAGTAAAAACACTAATCGCATTACGCCCTTGTTGACTTTCAAGCGGAACAGCTATACCGGATTGTTGCCCGGTCGGGATTGTCATTTCTCTCCCTGCTTCGCCGACTACTGCAGCACCGGAAAAAACACCACCTGCCGCCAGTTCTGGCAGTGGTTGTTGTTGTATCAATTGTAATTTTTTTAATTGTAGTGCTGTTGCAGCCGCAGCCGCAGCAACTGCTAATGCTGGCCCGACAACCGGAATACCGATTAAAGACTTATACGCAGCGCTCGCGCTTGTCGGGATTGCCAGTGCTGCTTCAAAAATTGCAATTTGTTTTTGTTTTTTCGCCGCGTCTCTTTGCGCTTTTCTTTTTTGCTTTTCTATTTGTTCTTCTAACGCTTGTTCATCTCTTTCTCTTTGTTCGTCTAACGCTTTTAATTTTGCATTTCTTTCAGCTTCTGTCAATTCTTCCTGATTGATTGCTTCCAACTGCGCATTGTATTGCTCTTCTATTTCTTCCTGCTGTCTTTGTTTTTGATTTTCTAAACGTGCAAGTTCGTTGCTTTCCTGCATTGCATAGATTTGACTTAGTTGTCCTGTAAGGTTTGTTAGACCGCCAGCAACGGCGTTAAACGAGTTCAGGTTTGCCGCTATACGTTCCTGACTTGCTCTGTCATTTATTTGTGTTAAAGTATCCTGATATGTTTCAAAATCTAACAAGCCTTTTTGATAAAATTTAGCAGCTTTATCAAGATCATCTAATCTTTTTTGTTCGATGTTGTCGTATACATCATTAAAGCTGTCTAAAAATTTATCTAAATCTTTTGTTTCATCTTTTATACTTTTTTTAGAAACGTTAAAACTTTTTACACGCGTTTTTGTTGCTTTTTTTTGTTCATCTGTAAAGATTTTAAGAGACTGAATACGTTTTTTAAATAATTTCTCAAGTTCTGCATTTCCAGAAATTGAAAATAATAAATTTTCTTTTTGTTTTAACGAAATACCTTGTAGTGTATTTTCTAAAATTTTTAATTCCTGATCGAAACGTTTAACGCTGTTAGCAAGTGTTTGTTGTGCAAAATCTCTTGTTACATCGTCAAACTTATCTGCTTCAGTATTTAATTGAAATAAAGTATCTTTATATTGTGCAGCTGATCGAGTCAATTTTTCTATTGTTGTTTGCGCGGCTAACTCTTTTTGTTTTGCGCTTAAATCGTCGATAGACTTGTTTAATTCACTAAATAAGTCTATTAACGATGTAACTGCAATAATCAACAGTCCAAGCGGGTTTGCTTTTATTACTGTTGAAAGACCTTTTATGCCGCCTTTCAACAAACTTGTTGCGTTTGTTGCTATTCCTGCCCCTTTCGCATAAGCTCCGGCAGCGGTCGCGGCACTTAAAAAATTTTGCGTATAATTTGTTAAGACTGAACCTACTTTTAAAGCTAACAAAGCTTTTATTGCAAAGACAACAATGTCGATGTTTTCAGCAAGAAAATTTACAACTTCAGATAAATCTATTATCAATTCAGCTATTATTTTACCTGACTCTGTTGCATCGTTCCCAGCTCCTATGAAATCCAACAAGGATGTTTGCAATACTTCAAAAGCACCGTCAACGGTTGGTGTTAGTTGGTCAAACTCTGCTTGCAATACGCTTGATTGATCTTTAAAAGCGTCTATAATAAGTTTACTGGTTATTTGCCCCTGTGCGGCTAATTGTCGCAGTTCACCTACCGTTATTCCTAATTTTGCAGTTAATACTTCCGTTATACGTGATCCCTGCTCAGACACACTGTTGAACTCATCACCCCTCAAAGCTCCTGCAGCTAAACCCTGAGCCAATTGTCGTATAGCGTTTGCCGATTCTTCTGCGGATGCTCCAGAAATTTGGAAAGCCTGGTTTATTCCTTTCGTCACTAATTGCAGATCTTCAGTGGATAAATTTAATTCTTTGGTTGAACGCGCTAATCTTGCGTATAGTTCAACCGTACTTTCTGCACTGCTTCGTGTCTCTGTAGCAATTGCAAATAAATCTTTTCTTGTTTGAACTAATTGTGTTTCGTTGTCGGTTACAAGTTTAAGTTTGTTGTTAAGATTAGTATAACTATCAGTAAGTCGAATAACTTCCCGGACACCCAGGGCAGCACTAAGACCTTTTAAAACAGTTTGTAAATTACCAAGTGACGCAGTTGTTGTGCGTACACTTTTGTCAACATTCCCAAAACTCTTCTTTGTGTTTTTATCAAAATTAACAACGGCTTTGGAACTTAAACGCAGTTTGCCTTCAAAGTTTTCGTCTTTAATTTCAAGAGTGTAAAAAACATTACCCGCGTTTATACTCGCCATTTTTCAACCTTCGCTCATATTCTTCTAAACTCATTGCACCCGATGATTTAAATTTAATATTTTCATCTTTTTTAACATTTTTTAAATCAACGTTATATTTTAATTTTACCGCTTGCTCGTATAACGACATATATAACATTAAATCCATGTTCCACAATATTTCTTCTACCGTATAACAAGAAAAAACATGCGCTATTAAACAAGCTGGTTCAATTAAAGAATATTCTCCGCTTTGCTCTTCTTCAATATTGCTTTCAATATCTTCTTTGCTTCTTTCAACATTGTCTTTTTTTTCGTTTTCGTGTTTTTTTTTGCGTCTCTCATTTCGTCAATGTTCTCAATACACGTACACGATAGATGAACAACATCAGATATAATTTGATTGTACAAAGATAAATCAATATTTTCAGCAACCCATTCTTGATCAATTTCGGGATACTCCCGTTTAAAAATCTCAAGAATTGCCTGCATTCCTTTTTTAAGTTCGTCTTCTTTGTCTTTTGCGTATTTTTCGTCAATCAAAACAACTAACGCAGGCGTTACAAAAAGAGGAACACGAAAAACTTTACCGGATTTGTCTTTAATCCGGTAAACTGGCCGCTCTCTCTGTAATAATCTTAAATCACGCTCTTTTAATCTCATTTTTAAATCCTTTCATTTTCTATTCTCATTAACTGGTCTTTATTTGCAGCGCTTCTCGTTGGATCTAATTGTGCTTCAATTTCTACAGTTGCTACCAGTCGTGTATCATCTTCATTATATTTTTTAAATTCTAAGTTGCGACCATTAGTTAATTGGCATAACCAGATATAATAAGTAACATTTTTACCAACTGCATAAATGTTTTCGATTTTCATTTGGAATTTTGGAATCTCGCCATCAAACCCGCCGGTGTCAATTTGCTGTTTTGCGGTTGGCGTGTAATCGTAATCGATTACTAGGTCCTGACTTAAAGTTGTTATATTCCCACCAGATTTTAAATAAATTCCGTATTCATCAAAATTGTTTTGTCCTACCACATAATCAGTTGTTAAAACTAAAGCACCATCTGTCCCACCTGTTACACTGTTTACAGTTATTGCAGATCCATCACCGTTCTGATTTTCAATTTTAACAAATTTATCATATCCCCAGTCACCTGAATCGACTGTTTGTGTCGCACCACTTACAAGAGCACCTGCAATGTTTGTTATATTGTCAATATCACTACGTAAGATTTGATTTGCAGCTGAATACATCTGCTCAAACCAGTCCATTGTAACGGTTGCGCTTTGCGCAGACATAGCGTAAGTATCACGAACGTTTTGACTTTCCTGTTTTGTGCTTCCTAGATTTTCTGTTATTGTACATCCGTTTACTGCTCCTATGTCAAGCCATGCAGGAACCGCCACGCCATAAGCAGCAATTGAAATTTTACAAGCACCTTCTAAAATGTGGTCTCTATTCTGTACCGTTGTTGGTATATATGCCATTTTTTTTACCTCTTAATTTTGTAATCTATAATCTTGTATTATTTGATAACTTTGCAAATCTTTACTGTAAAAAGGATCGCTGTTATCCAACATAAAAATATAACTTACCTGTTCAGTTCCAAAATTGCCCCGATATAAGTTAAGATTATCTTTTAATATTTCTGCTATCAGACTGCATAAAAATTTATCCGGATGCTGAATCCAAAAACGCCAGCGTTGAAAATCCCGTCTAAAATCGTATAGTTGCGGGTCTGATATTTTTTTATAAACTATTTTATTCGTTAAATTCTGGGGATAATCCCCCCAGGCGATTTCTTGCGCTCCAACTAATTCTTCAGTTATATTACCGCCGTACGTTACTATTTGCGACAAATCCGTTACGGTTCGCAAGTAAGTATAAATATTATTTTTAAAATCATTTGCCATAAATTTGTTTTAAAACCTTATTTATTACAGGTACTGAATTATCCTGACTGGCAGCCATAATCGCATAAGGACGCTCTAAATAAATATCGTAGTCCATGCCTGTTGAAATTTTAACTGAATTTGGCTTTGTCGGCTTTGTTGCTGTTTTTGCTTTTTCGTCAAAATCGTCGTCTTTACCAATTTCGCCTGTAAACATAACAAAGTGTTTAGAGTTAACACTTGCCCCGGTATCAATGTGACCTTCTTTTCGTTGCACTTCCTGTGCTTCATTTTTTGCAATGTTTCCAGCAGCATAAAGAGCTTTTAATGTTTTGCTATCTACTTCAATTTGCACATCTTTTGTTTTATCATCAAACGCCATTCGTTACACCTTCTTATTTAGCATTGTAATTTCTAAATGATGATCTAACCCGTTTGCATTTGCAATGCTTTCTATTTCGTATAGTTGGCCGTCTGCTTTTCCGTTAGTTCCTGCGCTATCTGTTGCAAGATAAAAATTATAAGTTACGCCTAAATCTAAATTAGTTGTTTGGGTCCAGGTTGACCCGTCTGTGCTATGCCAATACGTAGCTTCGTCTCCTACGTCTGCACTTGTTATTACATGTCCTTGCACATCCTGCACCATATAACCATTCGTTATATTAACTACTGGACAACCTAAAAAAGTATCGGCGATAATCGCATTTTGTTCATCTCTTACAGCATTCCGACCAGTTAACAAATCAATCATACCAGTTGTAACAATGTCTATCGCCCATGTTTCACGAAATAACGGTGCGCCTGTTGTTTCTTTTTTTAAAAAAGCTATTGTTTTATTATAAAAACTTTCAATCATTTTACACCTGCGAAAGTCGTTATATTATTGGCTATTGTCTGCGGTAATCCTGATAAGACTGACATATCATCATTTTCATAACTATAAGACCTAAAACTTTCTGATTTAACTCCGCTCATTGTTTGTTTGCTCATAAGCCAGCCAATGATTTTACTTGCTATATATCTATAGCCTTTTGGATACACAATAAAATTTTCTTCTTCTGTTGTTGCTGTTGCTGCTGTATCAAGTGTAACGTATTCGTTATCTGTATCAATAGCGGTTATAATTCCTGTCTGACTTGTACTGGACAATAAATCCATCCTTGACACTGCTTTTAGATTAGAAATAGATTCAATTGTAAAATTACCTGTTGTTGTTTCTCCAGTTATTTTATAAAATGGCAAATTTCTTTCTAATAAATACAGACTTTCAGCTTCAACTATTAAAGCATCAATTAGAGTATCGTATGTTGTAGATGTTATTTGCAAAAATTCTTTTACTTTTTCTGTTGTTAAAATAGCCATTTTTTTACCTACAATTCAAACCAATTTGCCGATATAGACCCAGATGCCGCGCTTGCTTCTGTATTCGTTATACGAAACATATAAACTTGATCTTTTTTTGCGTTAAAAGTAAGGTCTTCTTTAACTGCTCCGCCTGCTGTCGCTGTTGCTGCCGTCCCATTCGATAAAATAATAAATTCTACTGGCAGCTTAGTGCCTGGATCTGACACTGTCGGCGATAGATATACTTTTGTTTTTGCTATTGCTGTAGATTCGTTATTTCTATTTATAGATTCTATTTCGGTCCCTGTTGTGTCGTCATATGTAGCACCGATATAAAGATCGATATTAATTGGACCTGCTCCATAAGCATTTAAAAATATTGGTAAAAATACAACAAAATCACATGTGCACCCGGTAGGGTCTAATATTATATCAAAAGTTGCACTTGACGCATATGTTAAACGTTTAGAGATAGAAAAAACCTTGTCGCTAAATATAAGGTTATTCGCAATGTCTTCTACAATAAAAGCGCCAGAATTGCTACTACCAGCCTGGAACATTTCTTGTATAGACAAATCT